AGACCTTGGAAAGCAAGCTCGAGCAACTGCAACCCGTGGTGGAGATGTTGTCCGCCAAGTACGGCGTACAGTCCGAAGACGTGGGCCAGCTGGCCAAGGCGCTGGAGGATGACGACGCTTACTATGAACAAGAGGCCCTGGAGAAGGGCGTATCCGTGGAAACCCTGAAGGCCATGAAGCGCATGGAGCGGGAGAACGCCGAGCTGCGCAAGGCAGTAGAGCAGAAGGAGCGGGAGGAGGGCGCGAGGGAAACCTATGCGAACTGGATGCGGCAGGGCGAGGAACTCAAGGCGGTATATCCGTCCTTCGACTTCGCGACCGAGGTGCAGAACCCGCAGTTTTTGTCCCTGCTGCGCAGCAACGTGCCGGTTAAGACCGCCTATGAGGTGATCCACAAGGATGACATCATCGGCGGCGCGATGCAGTACACCGCCGAACAGGTGCGCCGGGCTGCGGCTGCGGCGGTACAGACCCAGGGCAGACGCCCCGTGGAAAACGGCGGCTCCGCCCAGGGCGCGATCCAACGCAAGGAGGATGTTACGGCCCTGACCCGGGCAGACCGCCGGGAGATCGAACGCCGGGCCTTGCGCGGTGAACGCATCGTATTCTAGCAGATCGAGAGGAGAGAAAGATATGACCCTGTATAAGCTGAACCTGCAACTGTTCGCCGGTGAGGTACAGACCACGGACCGCAGCGAGCTGTCCCCCACGATGAAGACCTACTACAAGACCGACCTGATCGAGCTGGCGGAGGCCAAGCTGGTGCACGATCAGTTTGGCACCAAGAAGCCCATCCCGCCCAACGAGGGCAAGACCATCGAGTTCCGGATGTTCGACAGCCTGCCCAAGGCGATGACGCCCCTGACCGAGGGCGTGACCCCGGACGGTAACAACCTGTCGATGTCCAGCATGACGGCGACTGTGGCGCAGTACGGCGACTATGTGCGGGTATCAGATATCCTGGACATGACCGCCGTGGACCCCATCATCGTACAGGCGACGAAGAAGCTGGGTTCCCAGGCCGGGCGAACCTTGGACACCGTGACCCGAGACGTGATCACCGCGGGCACCAACGTGATCTATGCCCCCAAGGTGGGCAGCGGTGGTGCTACCACCGAGGTGACCAGCCGCAAGGACCTGGACGGCACCTGCAAGCTCACCCCCGACCTGATCTTCCGGGCGGTGGCGGAGCTGAAGGCCATGGATGCCGAACCCTTCGAGGACGGCTATTTTGTGGCGATCGTCCATCCCTACGCCAGCTATGACCTGATGCGCAATGAGGAGTGGATCGACGCCCACAAGTATGCGGACCCTGAGAGCATCTATAAGGGTGAGATCGGACGGCTGGGCCAGTGCCGGTTTGTGGAAACCACGGAAGCGAAGGTGATGGCCCCCGTGGAGATCATGCCCGGCATCGCCAAGCTGACCGTGAAGACCGCCAATTCCAGCGCAAGCGCTACCGTGGCGGTGAACGAAGCGATCACCACCAAGCAGGCCGCCTACCTGGGTAACAACACGAAGGTTTACCTGAACGGCGTGGCGTATACCGTTGCGTCCGCTACGGAAGGGGAGGCGGGTTCCGCATCCATTACGTTGGACACCGCAGTGACCTGCGCGGTTGGAGATGCGTTGTATGGCGTAGGCGGCACCGCCACGGGGCTGTCGGTTTTCGCGACAATGGTGCTGGCCCAGGATGCCTATGGCACCACGGAGCTGGAAAATGGCGGGCTGGAGCACTTTGTCAAGCCCCGCGGTTATGGTGACGATCCGCTGAATCAGCGGGCTGCCTGCGGCTGGAAGGCCACCAAGGTGGCGAAGCGCCTGGTGGAGCAGTACATGGTACGGGTGGAACATACCACCAGCTTTTCCGGTGGCGCAGAGAGTAACTAATAACGGGTAGCGACGAGGCCCCGGTAACCCCGGGGCCTTACCTACAGTGAAAAGGAGCGAATGACGATGGCAGTAAAGGCAGCCCAGGCCAAGGAGGGCCCGAAGATGGTACGAATCCGGCTGTTTAAGGACGCGGGAGCGTACAGCCGGCCGGTGTTTGTAGGCGTGAACGGCCAGCGCTATATGATCGAGCGCGGCGTGGAGGTAGAGGTGCCGGAGTATGTGGCGGAGGTACTGGAGAACGCGGAGAACCAGGATGCCAAGACGGCCCTGCGCATCAGCGACCTATCCCAGCGCTATCAGGAGAAGGTAGCGCAACTATAAGGAGTGCAATGGCGG